GCAGAATTGTATGTCGATGATGTTTCCCTTAAAGAAGTAAACGGAAATGCAGGACTAATGGAAAACATGACAGCTTCCGACATAGTGGCAGACACACCCTAAACCTCTTCAATAGGTATTTGGTATTTAGCATAGGGCAAGAACCAATGCTCGCAGCTCTCCAAGACATCTTTAAGAAGAACCATAGACATTAAATCTTTTCGTCCCTTACGTCTATATCCTTTATAGAGACACTCATCTACTCGGCTAACCGTGTCCCTTAAGTCGCATTTTTCTTTTGCGAGGTTATAGAGGTCGATGTTTTTTACATGGAGGAAAAAAGCCCCCAAATCAAAGGCTACCCACAAAGGGGTGCCCTTTTCATTGCACCATCCCGTCTTTCCTCGGACATTAAAGAACTCTAGGAGGATTTTACCCTCTCGGGTGGAGTTTTTTAATCCTTTTAAATCTACAGTTTCACCGTTTATTATGAAATCAACATGGCCGATGTCTTGTTTTTTGGTGGCTTTCTTGATCGTCAAACCAGCAGATAAACAAGAGCCGTGATACCTCTCTGTGGATTCATCCATTAGTTTTTGGGTGTGAGCTACATGCTTGGAACCCGACAAACCCCGCGCTTTATCTGACATCATGACCTTATTATATCTATTGGGTTTATTATCGCAAGAAAAAACCTCCGACCACAACGGGACGGAGGTTTTTATGAAATATTCAGTAACTTACTCGCCCTTATCTTTGCTCTTTCCGATGTTCAGCGCAGCCCAGTCAACGACAGCGTAGACCTTAGACCAAAAGCTCCCCTTTTTAGGGGTGGGAGTAGCAGCAGTAATCGCAGAAGCAAACGCGATAGCAGCAGCTACCACACCAAACCAAGGGTTATCCTGAAATAATTGAAGAATCGTATCCATTATAATTAGTTGTTGTTAGTATTATTTACACTTTTTGTATTATTTCAACCGTATTATTTAGTTCCAAACTCCAGTTAACCACCGTTTATGAGATTCTTTTACTATTTTTAGGGCGCTTTTAGCGCACCTCCAATCCCCCACCTTTGTTTCAGAATTTCTGTCTATCTTGTATATTTTAAAAAATTGACGGTAGATTTTAAGGTGTGTCTCCTCTACGTCTTTTAAATCTCTATATTTTTCTGGGGGCGACCAATGAGGAACCGCAATAATCTTATTATCTATTTCTCCCCCGTCCTCAAACCCCAGCACCCCCATTACTCGGCAGCGAACTAAGCTCCCCCTGTCAATGGGGTCATGGTTAAAAACTAAAACATCAAGAGGATCTTTGTCTTGGGCCAGTGTTTGAGGCATGAACCCGTAGTTGATAGGATACTGTAAAGAAGATACCAAACACCGCTCCAACTCAAAAATATTTAACTTTTCGTTGTATTCGTATTTAGTGTTAGTCCCCTTGGGGATCTCGATAATACAGCTTACATGCTCGAAATCATCACCAGTGAGGGGTATGTCGTCTACAAGATTCACTTAACTCTCCCCTGACCGCGATATTTTTTCTTATAATGTTTACTTCCTTTGAGGAAAGAAGTTTTCTTGCGGGAATTAAATCCTTTGTAGCTTTTCTTTTTCTTTCCCTCGTAAGAAGTTTCTGATTTCTTTTTCATGATTTATGTTAATCTTGCCTCCTAAACTTACCGAAATATTTCTTTTCTGCTTCTTTGCGAGCTTGTATAGCATCTTCTTTATTAATGTATAATCCTAAATACTTCTGTTCGCCATTGACCTTGATTAGCGCCATCCATTTGTTCCTTGCTTTATTCCAATAGACTCCAGTTACACCACTGGTATTGTTTTTATTAAGACCTCTATTTCTACCGTTTTCTGGACGAGTAGCTAGTCTAAGGTTATTAATCTTGTTATTTAAGCCGTTCCCGTCCTCATGATCGATATCATTGTTTCTGGGATCTATGCCATGATACATATAATAAGCAAGTCTATGAGCTTTATATTGAGTCTGATTAAATCCGATCTCTCTATAAACGAGGGTTTTCGTCTTCACTCTCTCATACCCTGCTTCTTGACCTATTTTAATTGGAGACGTTGCTCTATTTTTTTTCTTCCAAATGATTACCCCTGTGTCTGGATTATAATCGAAATGTTCTTTTAGTTCTTCTAATGGGGGTAGTGGATGAAATTTCATTTGTCTTTTACAAACTGACCCCCGACCATCTTTCCCGTTCTGTCTTTGATCTCATCGTAAGCCAACTGCAAACAAGAAGTGCTCTCAAGATCAACCATTTCAGCTGCAATAATAATGGTCACCAACATATCTCCGATACCATCGGCCACCTCATTCTCTAATGCTTCTATTGTTTTGGCGTGAACATGACTAGGCTCGCGATCCATCGCTTGATGCCAGTCTCGTAGATTTTTTACAGCAAGAATTGTTTCTTCAAGTTCTTCCTGTGTTTTGTCTAACTGAGCTAAAGTATCTCCATTATCAAAGATACCTCGTTCTTTTGCCCAACCGATTACCTTGCTTTCTAATTCGGAAAAATTATTCATCTTCTTCAAGTCCTTCGAATAGTTTCTTTTTTTCTTGTTCGTATTCTTCTAGAGCGTGATCCTCTTCGCTCATTTTGAAGTCGCCAAACGTAGGCGTTGACCCATCTAAGCCAAATATTTTTTTAATTTGTTTGTTGTCAACTACAGGCATATCGGAGATATCAAGAGAGTCATCAATTAAAACTTTCTTAGGGGCAATTTCCTGTAATTCAACACACATAGAGAAGATTTCTCTTTTGCCTATTGGCTCGCCACTCAATGACATGCGCCTCAACTTATCAACTTCTTTGAAAAAATTAATATAATCCAACTCTTGGACAATCCGCTTCTTTAAATGACTATCATAAATAAAGGCATCAAACGCCTCATAACGTTCATTAAGCAAATAATTTTCATCAAGGGAAACCTCAACGGGATGGTAACCAGACTCCCCCAAAACATACCTGAGGACATCTTGTTTGCGGACTTGAATCGTTTGTTCTTTCATCGACACTAATCATAGAGAGTTCTCTCCGAGTGTCAACAAAAATCTACAGAATTCTTATTCTGCTTCTAATCTTAGAAACGTGTCTATTTTTTTCTAAGACTGAGCCACCCTCTCGGCTACCAGCGCCATTGGTATTACCCTCGATAGTTTTAACGTAACCACTTGAGTCTACGTCAGCTACAGCGATGCCGATGTGGGAGAAAGTAAACACCACAATATCGCCAGCTTTAATATCTTCGTTTGTAGGCTTCCGCAATTCCACTCCGTCAGTTGATTCTTTTTTGGCCCAGTTTTCAAAATCCCAAGCCCCAGCAGTTCTAGGCAGCTTGAATGGTGCCCCATCTTCTTCTATTGATTCTCTTATAAGCCAGCATATAAAAGCCGCACACCAAGGCCATCCCTTATCAGCGTCAAGCCATGTAGCCGCCTTATATTCGTCCACGCGAGGACCACAGTTCGTTCCATCTACTTCGGACACCCCTATCTCTTCCCTAGCCAGAGCTACCATTTTTTCAGCAATAGTGTCCCCTAAAGTAACAGACTCTTTCGTAGAAAGTTTAGCTAAAATAGCATTCCATGTTACAGGACCGTCTGCTCCATCAGCAGAAACTCCCAAAATATTTTGGACGGCTTTAACTACTTGTTTTTTGCCTTTAAAATTCATAATCACCTACACTTTTTACTCAATGAAGCACACACGGACATTACAATCGACAGCACAATAGCTAAAATCATAAAATGCTCAAAGGATAGTATTTTTTCTTTGAGTGTTTCTAATTGATGTTCTGTATAACAGGTTGCTGTTCTTTCGGCCTCAATCATTGCGCCTACATCCTCGACCAGAAGAACGCCGTTCCAGCCAAAAATTAAACAAATAGCCGCTAAACAATAAACTATGCATTTCGGTCTCATTTTTTGATGAATTTAAAGGGATTCTTCTCAAATTTCTTAGCCATCTTGACCACACCTCCTATTACTTCAGGGCTTACCACCCCAATTATTCCGTAAGTAATGGCTTTAGTAAGAGAAGAAATATCAGTTTGTTCTAGAACAAACCATGCCACTCCAGCTGCTTAAGCCGCAGTAAAAATTCTTTTAAATTGCTGCTTCGCCGATAATTCGTTAGGAGCAGAGAGTAAGCGAGCAAACATTGCTGCGGCCCCGATAAGAGGGACAAGCCAACCACCTTGAAGAAACTCTTTTATTATAGATTTTTCGGGGTCCATGTTAGTTTAT